ATGGAATCTGCCAAATCGCGTTTTCTGCGCTATGTGACCTATTACACCACCTCGGACGAATTCACCGGCACCTCGCCCTCCACGGAGCGGCAGAAGGACCTTGGCCGCGTGCTGATGCAGGAGCTTGAAGCGCTGAAGCTCGAGGACGTCCACATGGACGACTGCGGCAATGTGCTTGCAACGCTCCCCGCGAGCGAAGGCGTGGACGCGCCCGTCATCGCGCTCATCGCGCACATGGACACCGCTCCCGACGCTTCGGGCGAAAACGTCAAGCCCCGCCTCGTGCGCTACGAGGGCGGCGAGCTGAAGCTCAACGACACTGTCTCCCTCACCGAGGCGCTCTGCCCCGGCCTTGAAAGCCATGTGGGCGAAGAGCTCATCGTCACCGACGGCACGACGCTCCTCGGCGCGGACGACAAGGCCGGCGTCGCCGAGATCATGGCCGCGGTCGAAACGATGATCGAGAAAAACGTCAAGCACGGCGAGGTGCGCGTCATCTTCACGACCGACGAGGAGATCGGCAACGGTGTCGACGGTCTCGACGTGCAGGAGCTCGGCTGCGACTACGGCTATACCGTGGACGGCGGCCCGCTCGGTGAGATCGAATTTGAAAACTTCAACGCCGCGTCCGCCGTTCTGACGGTGCACGGCGTCGGCGTCCACCCCGGCAGCGCCAAAAATGTGATGATCAACGCCGCGACCGCAGCGATGGCCTTCCACGCGATGCTGCCCGAGGACGAAGTGCCGGAGAAAACCGACGGCTACGAGGGCTTCTTCCACCTGACCGAGATGAGTGGCAGCGTGACCGAGGCGACGCTGCGCTACATCATCCGCGACCACGACCGCGAGCGCTTTGAGGAGAAAAAGGCTCTCTTCGCCGACTGCGCCGCGCGCATCAACGAAATTTACGGCAACGGCACAGCCGAGGCCCAGATCAATGACAGCTACTACAACATGAAGGAGAAGATCCTCCCCCACTTCCACCTCATCGAGCGCGCGGAAAACGCCTTCCGCGCCAACGGCGTCGAGCCGCAGTGCGTACCCATCCGCGGCGGCACGGATGGCGCGCGCCTGTCCTGGGACGGGCTGCCCTGCCCCAACCTCTCCACCGGCGGCTACAACTACCACGGTGTGCGCGAGTGGATCCCCGCGGACAGCCTCGAGGCCATGACGAACGTGCTCGTCACGCTGACGGAGAGCTTTGCCGAATAAGGCAAGGGCTATCGTATCAAAGAAATGGAGTGATTTTGTGATGAAACCTGTCGAAAAGCTCGCACTTTTGCGCGTGGAGATGAAAAAGCGCCACTTGGACGCCTACGTCGTCGTGACCGATGACTTCCACACCTCGGAATATGTCGGCGCGCACTTCAAGGCGCGCGAATTTCTCTCCGGCTTCACCGGCTCTGCCGGTACGCTCGTCGTGCTGCCGGACGCCGCCGCGCTGTGGACGGATGGCCGCTACTTTCTGCAGGCCTCGCAGCAGTTAGAAGGCAGCGGTATTGAGCTCATGCGCATGGGCCAGCCCGGCGTGCCTGAGATCCCCGCGTTCCTGCGCGACCATGTTCCTGAAAACGGCTGGATCGGCTTCGACTCGCGCACGATCAGCAACGACTTCGCCCGTTCGATCGGCGAGAAAACGCGCGAGAAGCACATCCGCTTTGCGGGCGACGAGGACCTTGTCGACCTTGTGTGGGCGGACCGCCCCGCACTCTCGTGCGAGCCGGTGTGGGAGCTGGACGTAAAGTATGCAGGCCTGACGCGCAGGGAAAAGCTCGCAATGGTGCGCGGCAAGATGAAGGAGATGGGCGCAAGCGTGTTCGTCATCCCGTCCCTCGACGAGGTCGCGTGGCTTTTGAACCTGCGCGGAAACGATGTGCTCTTCACTCCCGTGTTTCTCTCGTATCTGCTGCTTGAGCAGGACAAGGCCACGCTCTGCGTGCAGAGAGAGGCCGTGAGCGCAGAGATCGAAGCACATTTGAAATCTGACGGCGTAACGCTCGCCCCCTATGACGACATCTACCGCCTCGTCGCAGCGCTGCCCACGGGCACCCGCGTACTGCTCGACGGCGAGCGCGCCAACTACCGCATTCTGCAAAGCGTGCCGGAGAGCGCTGAAGTCCTCGACCGCACGAGCCCCATTCAGCTGATGAAAGCGGTGAAGACGCCCGCGGAGCAGGAGAACGAGCGCCTCGCCCACATCAAGGACGGTGTGGCCGTCACGCGCTTCATCTATTGGCTCAAGCACACGATCGGCAAAGAGACGATCACCGAGCTCAGCGCGTCGAAAAAGCTCGAATCTCTTCGCGCCGAGGGTGAGCACTACCTTGAGCAGAGCTTTGACCCCATCCTCGCCTACGGCGCGCACGGCGCGATCGTCCACTACGAGCCGACCGAGGAGACCGACATTCCCATGGAACCGCGCGGCCTCTGCCTCGCCGACACGGGCGCGCAGTATTTGGAGGGCACGACCGACATCACCCGCACCATCGCGCTGGGGCCGCTCACGGACGAGGAAAAGCGCATCTACACACTTGTCCTGCGCGGACACATACAGCTGGGCGCGGCCAAGTTCCTGCACGGCTGCACGGGCGAAAACCTTGACATGCTGGCCCGCACGCCGCTGTGGGAAGCGGGCCTCGACTTCAACCACGGCACGGGCCACGGCGTAGGCTTCGTCCTCGGCGTGCACGAGGGGCCTGAGCGTGTGCACTGGGACGTGAAGCGCCAGAAGCGCCACTGCATTATCGAAGAGGGCATGATCTTCTCGAACGAGCCGGGCATTTATCTTGCCGGCAAGTTCGGCGTGCGCATCGAAAACCTCGTCGTCGTGCGCGAGGCCGAGGTCAACGAGTACGGCCGCTTCCTTGCGCTCGAACCGCTGACGCTTGTGCCGTATGACCGCGATGCGATCGATCTGTCGCTGCTCTCGTCGCGCGATGTGGAGCTTTTGAATGCTTATCACGCTAAGGTCTTTGCGGCGATCTCGCCGTATCTGAGTGGGGATGAGCTGGAGTGGCTCAAGGAGGTTACTAAGCCAGTGCAGTTCTGCTGAACAGCATAAAAGGCAGCGCGATAGCGCGCTTCTATCCCTGCACCGTGCAGGGGCGCGGAAAAAGGGGGCCATTCTCTCTCGTGAGAGAATGGCCCCCTTTTGATCCCCCAAGAGAACGCAAGGGGCGCTGCCCCTTGACCCCGACATTGGCAGATTGCAGCTTGAAGAGCTGCACGCGCTGCGCAATCGGGTGCGGTGTACATGGCTTCGCCATGAACCCCTGCGATTCGGTTCATCCAGCAACCGCGCCTTACTCCGTGAGGCGCGTGTGACGGTAGACTGGCGGCAGACTGCCTGCGGGGCGGCATCGCTGCGCTCGCCGCATTACAAGAAAAACGACCGCGTGAGCGGTCGTTTTTATCGTTTGTCGGTGCGGCCGAGGAGGTAGTCGACGGAGGTTCCGTAGAGGTCGGCCAGTTTAATTAAAATTTGTGTTGGCACGTCGTTTTCGCCAGTCTCGTTGTTGCTTTGCAAACAAGCTGCGAAAAATTTTCATACAATCTGCAAAAAAGAAACGGCGCTTAAAAGGGTTTTAAGTAACCTCTTAAGCGCCGTTTCTTTGCTCAGATTTAAGGCTGTTTTCTCTTGCGGTTTCCGTGTTCCTCCAGGATCAGGTCTTTACCAGTCCTGCGCTGCTGGTTCGGTATGTATTCCAGCAGGTCAGAAATACTGCAGTCCAAGACCTCGCAAATCCTGTCCAGCTGATCGAAAGACACTCGGTCTGCCATCTCGTTGTATAGGTCACCGATGGTAGAAGGGCGAATGCCGGTCAGCCGGGCAAGTTTTGCGCGTGTCCATCTGCGCTCTCCGAGGATTCGAGATAGGTGATTCTTTATCATCACAAATGCCCCTTTAGGGATATATTACCAGAGAAAAGGGGTGTTTTAGGGCGGTTTGTGATGAAATCACTCGAAGCGTGATAATTTAACGAACTTTGTTAGAAGTTACGGATAATCAACTCCGCATACTGGGTCTGGTTATTTCCCTTCCCAGCCAGAGTCGTGGTTCGAGTGATGCCCTCGATACGGTAATCTGCATACAGCTCTCGAATCAAAGGATGGTCATTGTAGGAGAGGATAAAACGGCCTTTTACTTGGCTTAAAACCTCTCTTAAACGGTGGTGATCCTGGGCGCTGAAAGGGCTGTCATAATACTTCTCGGTATTCACATAGGGCGGGTCGAGGTAGAACAGAGCCGTTGGCCTGTCGTAGACCTTGATAAGGTCAGCGAAGTCCTTGTTCTCGATGTTCACTCCCCGGAGCCGTTCCCGCACCTTCTCCAGGTACTCCACGGCGTTGTCGACCTGCTTGGAGCTGGTGGCGTAGGTGCGGTTGTCACAGCCGAAGCTGATCTTGACCGTATAGAAGAAGCGGGCCGCCCGCTGAATGTCCGTCAGGCCGCGTCCCTGTCCCTGCGCGAGGCAATCAAAGAACTGCTCCCGTGAGGTAAGCATCCACTCCATCTCGCGCTGCAGTTCCCCGCAATGGTACTTCACACAGCGGAAGAGGTTCACCAGGTTGCTGTTGATGTCGTTGTAGACCTCCAGCTGGTTTGCTTTCTTCTCCTTGGCGAAAAGCACCCAAGCCGCGCCGCCGAATACCTCTATATAGCGCCCTACCTCATCGGTGGGGAACCGCTCTAAAATGGCCTTGCGGAGCATACGCTTGCCGCCGATCCAGCCGATGAAACTTTCCATAGCATTCATCCTTTTCAATTATTAAAGGGGCACAATCCTCGGATGAGCTATGGAACAGCCCTGCAGCTTGGGGCTGCAGGGCTTTAGATTGCAGGGCTATCTGTGCTGCCTATGGGTTCGGTTTCCTGGAAGCCGTTTGCTTTGGCTTTTTCAAATGTGATTCCACCTTCGGTGTGATCTGATTTCGCCATATTGAGATAGAAACTGCATACCACACCGTGGGCTGTCCAGGGAAGCCCCACCATGGCGGAGATCCATGGCAAAGAGCCGGTGTAGCCGACGCGGATACAGTAGGCGGCCAGTAAAAGGCCACCTACTGTTACTACCCACAATAGTGGGCGAATGTCGGCAATCATCCACTTGGAGAATTGGGAGAGGTCTGGCTTTTTCGCCGTTTTACTCCCGGCGAGGCGTTTCCCGCCGCTCATCACGCCAGCCCATGATCCTGGGCGAAGCGGTAGAAGAGCTGAGCGGCCTGCTCGCGGGTCAGAGGGCTGGCCCACATATAGTTAGGCTGGCCATCTGCAGTGGTGCCGTTACCGGCGAACAGGCCCACACGGATAGCCCACTCCCTGGCCTCCCGGCTCCACTCGCCGCAGTCATTATCCTGCAGCTCCTTCTGGTGCGCGGTCATAGCGACCTTGAACATCTCATTGAACTTGTTCTGATCCATATCGTCATCCTCCTCTGGTACGATGGAAAAGTCGGGGCGGCCATAACCGCCAATCTTGCTGTAGGTCAGGGCATAGCTCTTGTCTCGGATACAGCCGCCGTTCTCCACGACACCCGCTGCGGAACTGGTATTGCCCTCAATGGTGTAAACCCGGCCTCCAGCCACCTTCTCTACGATGCCGGTATGATACATGGTCTTGCCGCCGTCATTTGTGAAGAAGATCTGGTCGCCGGGCTGTGGGCCGCTGGTGTGAAACTGGCCCTTCTGCTTGTAGTAGTTGGCGGAGCCTGAACACCCGGCTCCCACACCTTTCTTAGCCTGACAGAGCAGCTTCAGGCCCAGCTCCAGGCCGAAGGTCTGGATGAAGCACCAGTCGGTGAAGATGTCACACCAGGCATAGCCATTCTTCTTGCCGTTGTAGACCACGCCCAAGGCATCCAGGTCACGAGCGTACTTGTTCCAGTTCCCGTCCCCAGCGTTGGCCGTCTTGTCATCGAGCTGGGCGTTGGTATCCTTCTCGATGTAGCCAATCTCAGCCCTGGCAGTGGCCAGCAGTCTCTCAACCGGCCTCATGGCCATCATCCTCCCCCACAACGACACCCTGCTCGATGGCGATCAAGCCATTGTTTGTCAGATCATATACGGCGGCCTCAATCAGCGCATCCAGCTTTTCAGCATCAACGGTAATGCCATGCTCCTGGAGCCAGTTCAGCACATAGGCTTTCTTCTCCTCGCCCCTGCCGGAGCCGGTGTAGATCTGCTCGGCAGCGGTGACGGCGATCTTCACCCAGGCATTGATCTCAGCCTGCTGGGAGGCCGTGGTCTTGCTCTTGATATAGGGGATAACAATGGCGGTGATGATGGCCGCCAGCAGTGCAAAGACGGCCTCAATAATCACGGTGATGTCAAACATAGTGTAATCCTCCTCGAATAAAATAGGTTCTCAAATGCGATTTAAAGGGACAAAAAAGCCCGCCCAAAGGAGCGGCAGGAACCTCCTTTGGGCGGATATTCAGCAGGGCATAGGCCCCACCCCCTTTCCGTAGGCAATATAAAAAGGCCGCTCCATGAGCAGCCTTTTTCATATCACTTCGCGCCGATCAGATTGGCGATATGCCGCAAATCCTCCACCGGCGCATTGAAAAACTCATAGTTCCAGAGCCAGAAATCCTCATGCTCCGGCCTTCTGTACTTTTGGCACAGCGGATCGCCCCACACGCAGTCCCAACGGCGCTGACAATCATCTCGCTCATTCTTAGGGCGCAGACGGGCAATAATAGACTCCAGCAAGACTCCCCGCTCCTGGCCCTTTCCATCATCATCCTGGGTGAAATAATCGAAAGCAATCTGGCTGGTGACAGTGCAGAGCGGCTGCTCTCCCAGGTAGATAAAGCCCTCCTGCGCCGTCAAATGAGTGCCCCACGGGATATTTATCGGGATACCGAAGGCACTGAAGCGGGCGCGTTTCCTTGCAATATAACTGCTGTGTTCTACCACACTTATTCCTCCTGCTCCGTCCATCCATACACACCGGGTTCCCACACATTATTATCCACGCTGCTGATCCAGTGCTTCCCATTGTGACTTACCTTCGCTCCCGAACTATAAGCGTCATGTGCGCCCACAGGCTGGCTCCAGGCTGGCCATTCCTCTGCGGGATCGGATGTGCCTGCCCACAAGCTGGAAGCTGTGTCTGGTGTCCATTCAGCCTGTGAGGTATGATCCTGAACACACTTATAAAGCGCACCATTATACCTCCTGATCTGTCCCACCTTGTAGGCCACCGGGTAGGCCCACTCTGCAAACAGATCAGCGTGTTCAGCCGCTGTAGCATCATCGATACTTCCTGCCTCAGCAAGCGTCACAAACACAATACCATTCGTTTCCTTAGCTTTGGTGATCTCACTACCCGCATCAACTTCCTCCAACATAATGGTGGATACCCCTTCCAGAGCCTCTCGCCCCAGCAAGTGATAAACCTTTCCGTCAAAGGCAATGCCCGAAGCCTCCGGCTCCGGGCAAAGAACGAAGCAGCCATTATCATGCTGCTTAATATAGGTGAGGAACTCGGTCAAGCCGATGGTTGTTCCATCCTTTATGATTTTATACATTTTGCACCTCCAAAAAAGATCGCATGATAAAGCCGCCGCAAGCGGAGCAGCCGTCCGTGGTCGTTGAAGTTGCGGTAATATGCGCTCTGGCACTCCATGTACTGCTCCACCTCTGAAAAGGGCCGCTTCCCAGCCATAAATTCCTGGTGAAACAGCTTCAGCTTTCGTCTGGCTCGTTTGATCCCGTCCCGGCTGCCATTGACCTTAACCTTGCCAGTCTCCGTCAGTGTAAACCGGGCCTTGCACCAGCGGAAAGACTTTGTCAGGGGGATGATCTTGCACTTACGCTTGTTCACCCGGATCCCCATAGTCTCAAACCGCCGCACCATCTCCCGGATCACAGCTTTCAGCTGCTCCACATCGGGCATGATGATGTAATAGTCATCCATGTAGTGCCCGGCGCAGTGGACACCCACCTGACACTTCAGCCAATTATCCACGGCGCTTGGGAGGGCCACCATCTCCTGCTGGGATGGCTCAACGCCCAGCGGCATCCCCCGGCCCGGTGCAGTGCTGGGGGCGTAATCCACCACAGTATCCGCCACTCGGCGGAGGGCCGGGTCGGGGATCAGCAGCTGGTGCCTCTGGTAAAGAGCCTGGCGGGGTGCGCCTGGGAAGAATGCTTTGAGATCTACGAGGCCCATGGCTCCGGTGCGTCCATACCGGCGATAATGCCAGTGCAGATGCTCCTTCAGCCGTTGGAAATGCCAATGCAACCCTTTATTCCGTTGGCTGGCCCCGTTATCGAAGATCATGCTGGGGTTATACAGCGGGATCAATACCTCGCTGCAGAGGGTCTTGTGGACTTGCCGGTCTGTGATGTGCGGCGCATCGATGGGCCGCACCTTTCCGCGCTCACACAGCGTAAAATGGACGCATTTCCCCGGCTTCCAAGTGCCGGACAGGATCTCCCGCCTGCGGCGGGCAGTCCCTGAAAACAGGTGGTTCTCAAAGTTCTGTACGCTCTGCTTCCAGCGGACGCCATTGCAGCAGCGCCGCCCGTAGAAGAACATCTTCCGGTAGCTGAACACCTGGTCGATGGTTCCCAGGGCAGCACAACGAGCCGCCCGCTTCTCCTGCCGCCTTGCTCGGCGACGCTGGTATCGCGCCTCACGGCGCTCCTCACTGGTCATAAAAAGTATTCGCCCTCCGCATAGTTAAGTTGTAGGTGCGCCTCTAAACTACTTTGGCCCAGCACATGAAACGGGGTCAGCGCAATCGCCCGCCATGCAAGCAGCGTCCGTGCGTGGCCGTCAGAGGGCAGTTTCAGGGGTTTCCCCCTGGGAAGTATCTCTCCTTTTACATCGGTCGTCTTTCACCTTCCGGTTACTCCATTTGACCGTGTACCTGTAAAATCCGGGCAGCAACGCCGCCGAGTAGTAGGCGTTGTTATTGTTGTTGCCGCCGCCGGTGTTGACATTGCAGAAATTGTTATTGTTGTTGTAATTAGGGGAGCGCAGCCACCACCAAACCGCTGAGCGGAATTAACAGAGATACACCCACACAGGTCAGAACTTCTTGATCTGGCCTTTTAGGAGTTCGTTCTCCCGGTCAATCAAGTCGCCTAACCGTTGTGCCATTTTGTCCAGCTTCTCCTGTGCCTTCCCGGACTCCACCTGGCGTCCGGTGGAGGTAGTAAAGCACCCCTCCGGGTTCAGGTTCATGATCCGGTAACACTTGGAGAGCCGGGTATCCAGCGCCATGAGGGAGGCCCGCGCCTCCAGGAGGTGGGCCTTGCGGAGGCTCCGCCGCTGATCATCCGAAGGGTAAATGCTGTTCGCCTTCTCCGCATGATCCTCGACCTCTCCGGCCAGCTTTGCGATTGGCTCTGCAACGAGCCGCGCATACCGGGCGGACAGCCTCGTTAAGAAATTGATGGTCTCATCGTAGATTTCGCCTGCGCAGTTCACAAACTCCATCTTGCTGACGCTCCGCTGGGCTTTTAGAACCGACAT